GCATGCACACACACATAAACGAAAAAACATTTGATCGTGGTGTAAAGCTTTGTGTTATGAGATGTGATATCTCATGCAATTTGTTTATATGCTTAAAATTTCTTGTAAATATTGGTGATAGTGGTGACCACGTGGCCTTAAAATTTTGTATGGGGTGTTTTGCGTTGGTACTACATTGATAAGCCTCTTAGATTTTTTTATCAAAAACTGCTAGGAAACAATAAGTACTTCGCACGCATAGCCAATCATCTGTACACCTTTGAAGTACGTGAACGGAAGCTCGTACGTTATGTCACCTATGTCTTGAAAGTGTGCAATAAGCTTATCACAATTCATTTTGCTACCGTCAATGTTAAACTTAAGGTTGCCAACAGTAGTAAATATAGTCAATACAAAGTCACTCATAGCTGCTCTTTGATCCACGTAATAAACAATGGATTGTCAACGAGAATACTAGTCAAACCATTAGCCATTGAGTTTACTATAAGCTCCTCCTGCTCATCGTTTAACTTAAGTCCCTGATGGTACACAACGCCATGTAGTGCTTCGTGGAGTAGTGTGTTTACTAGTTGTGCTCCAGACTCACGCGCATCTATGCCGATCTTTTTGTCTTTAGCAAAGAATTCACCGCTGGCTTCATTTGATGTAGCATTAGTAGCAGTCCACCAGTCAATATCATACGACTCGTAGCCAATCTTAAGTTTCTTTAGTTTCATGAGTTCCTTTGTGTTAAGTGTCCACTAGAGGAGGACTAGTGGACCTTATGAATATCTATGTTTAAATCCGGGACACCAATACGTGTACCTATTTTTAGGCCATGTTAACCTATGGCTAACACTTAAAGTGTCAATCCTCGTGCATCTCTGTGCATCAATTAATCCAGTTTCGTTGCCTAGTTGGTCTTCCTATAGCAGTTTCCATAAATCTATCTAATTCTTGCTGCAACATGGATTCTTTGTGTTCTTTGTTAGCTCTATTAAGATCAACGTCCATAACTGACGTCCAATAGTTTACAGCCATTGCTAAACAGTCGAGTAAGTCGTCGTGTCGCAATGAGCCTTTATCTCGAGTCAATCTGCTCATTTGAAAAAACAAACGGTGATCTTGGTCATGCTTATTGTAATCTTCGCGTATTAACGCATCATCTACTACGAGGCGATGCTGATTCATTACTGGCTCAAGCGTATCTACAATACGTTTTTCTTTCTGCGTATTGTGTCGTACTTCTTCAATTGAGCACGGGTGAATATCGTGTAGTATTGGTTGCAAGATTTGTAAGAACATTCCGTCACCAAAGTTACTCTCAACAACAATCTTATTAACCTTTTGTCGTTTAGCAGCAAAGCAAATGTCTTTTAGTGTATCTTCAGAGTAACCTCCGTCGAGTGCGCCGAATTCCGTTAAGTACAGTAAACCGTGCAACATCTTTACGATGCAATATGCAGTCTTGTCGGCGCCTCGTCCAGACGGGTCAATAGACATTACGCTTCCTTCCCACTCTTTAAAGTCTGTAGCTACATGAAGTGGTGAGGTGTAGTAATCGCCTTTTAGTCCAACGTTTGGAATCTCTGGGTCAAGTGCTTTAATTTGATCTGCACCTGATGCCCATAATACTTTTACTGGTCCTTCAGACCATGATTTGCAACCTGATAATACTATAAGATCGTTAAGCTTTAATGGATAACGATCCATATCAGCTAGCGTTGTATCAAGCATAAACTGTAAAGCAAAACCTGATCGGCCATAAGAAGCTTCTCGTTCTAGTAAGTCTACTTCATCAAAACGATTTGGATCTGTAGGCTCTTTAACTTTGTTTGATTTTGCAATAAGTGGTGATAACTTGTGACCATAGTTTACTCGTTGTTTTTCGTTTGGGTGACGAGCAGGCCAGATGCGTGTTTTAAAGCCACGTTCTTCTAAACTATTATATAAACTAAATTCTGTTTGTGGTGTTCCTAAGAATACAATGCGTCCAACTTCTGGTTTAATAATCGCATCAAACTCTTTAATTGTTTCACTAAGACGATCGCGCATTAATTGTGTCTGTGAGTTATTAGCAGACTCAACGTCATCAGCAACAATAAGATCAGCACGTGATCCTGTAAGCTGTGATGTAACACCTAATGATTTAACTGAAGGCGCATGTGATGCTAATGCAGGACCAACATCAAACGAAATTTTAGACGATCTTTGATTTGGACCGGGTTGTAGGTGTTCTAATATTTCCATTTCGCCAATAAGTCTTTGCGTAAATGTACTAAAGTCATCTGATCTACTTTTAGATGCAGAGACCACAAGTATATTTTTTTGTGGATCTAATAATAATTGGTGGCAAACAAAAGCCGAAGTAATCCATGATTTTCCTACGCCTCGAAAAGCTTCAATAACTAGACGCTTTGGTCCGTCTTGTAAGAAGTTTGCAATGTCATATTGTATTTCAGTTGGATCTGGTAAATTTAAGTGTTTCCAACATAAAAATAAAAAATTTTTAAAATCTTTAAGTCTAGGATCCATTAATGTTTTGCGCGGTTAGAGCTGCGGCTTACAACTTTTAAATTCTTTTTGTTATTGTTTCTTGGGTTACCGTCTTTGTGATCTATATCTTTACCGTCGCCTTTGCGTACTTTACCTGATCTTGTAAGCTGCCTTCTTACTTTGTTTCTACTTGCTCTATCTTTTTTGGCTGCAGTACTTGCGTGAAACTTTCTATATTCTGCTTTGTAATCTCTAGCCATTTTTTGTACCTACTTCATCAAACGGTAATTCTTCAATAATATTTTTAGGAGCTTCTTGTGTTTCAATTCCGTATTGTTTTGCTATATCTAAACAAACTTTTAATTCTGTTGCAGTTAACTCAGCGCCACTAGTAAGCTTTGCGTGTGCTTGCTCAATTAGTAATGTTGTAATTTGATTTGCTTTTTGTTTAACTTCGACCATTAAGCCACTCCTGTACATTAAACCCCGGACAATCTTTTGTAGAAATTTCGTTATGTCCTATAACTTTAATTCCTAAATATGTGTTTTCAATTTGTTCTACTAAACGATCTAAACTTTCAAATTGTTCTTTAGTAAAATTGTTTTCTGAAACTGTAATGTCGTCTTCAGTTACTCCACCAGCTAAACAAATACCTAATGACTTACTGTTGTAACCGTAAGCATGTGCACCAGTTTCAGATTCTAAACGGCCGTTTTCAATGTTACCATTTCTTTTAATAAAATAATGGTAACCAATTTTATCAAAGCCTTTTTCTTTGTGCCAACGATCTATATCTTCAGCACTAATGTCTTGTGAAGGTCTTGTTGCTGCACAGTGCACTACTAAATATTGATGATCCATTATTTTTTTCCTATAAATTTTGATGCACCTTTAATTCCAAACGACGCACTAACAATTACGCCTAATGTGTATTTGTACCAGTCAGGTGTCATAGCAAGAGCTGCAAACCCGCGTTCAACGTATTCCACAGTAAAAGGAAGAAAGCACAAGAGTAGAGGAATGCTAAACAGAATAGTAAGATATTCGTCTTTCCAACTTTCTTTGCTTCCTTTAATAGCTTCCACATCCCAGTCAATTTCTCCTTTAATTTGTTGTTGTATTACTTGTGTCTCGGCTTCAATTTTAACCAATTTTTGTTTTGCTTTTGCTTTTTTAGTTTCAACTATGCCGCCAACAATATCTGTTGCTAATCCTAAAAATGGTTTTAATAATCCAAGCATGTTATTCCTTTATAATTTTGTCGCAGTGTTTTACCCCTGTTTGATCTACAGTCATTTTGCACTTTTCTAAACTGCAAGTATACTGCACTTGGTTTCCTGAGTTTCTTTCAGCTGTTCTTTTAGCTGCCAAACATGTACTTAAATTGTCTTGGTGGTACCAACCTTCTATATTTTTGTTGCCTCCGTCAAAAACATACAAACTAAGTATAATAACGGTTTCAATTACTCCCATTTTGTTTGTCCTCTAAACTAATTAAGCGCTCTTCGTGAAACTGAATAGTCATATCGTTTTTTTGAATCATAGGAATTTCTTCTTCCATTTGTTCTTTTAATTTATCTTGATTTTTTGAAATAAATTCGACTAACATAAACAATTCTTGAATTTGTGGGCTTACCATATCGCCTTTTGGCACGCCTTCTATAAATTCATTAGCAGCTTCTAAATCTTTTGTAATAAGTTGTAATTCTGTTTCAATTTTATTTAGTCTTTCAATAACTCCAAAACCAAACCATGATCCAACAACGCATACTGAAATAATTCCCAGCATATTTTTAATTGGCATTGAAACACTAGTGTCTTCAGATAGTTTCATTTAGCCGACCATAAAACTTTTTACTGCTATTACTAATTGTGCAAATAGCATAAAGCCCACAGACCATAATACGCGATTAATGGTTTCAATTGATTTTTGAATGTGTGCTAAATGATTAGTTTCTATAGTACGAATAGAATTTTCAATAAGTTTAATATTTCCATTTATTTTTTCTATTTCAACATTTAATTCGTTTACGTCTTTCATTAGAAAATGATTACAAAAGCAACTAGTGCTATTGCCGCCCAATATAGTGGTATGTTAATCATCGCAATGTCGTAAATCTTTTTTAATATTTTCATATCCATTTTATTTTTCCTTTTTAAGTTGTTTGTAATGTGTATGTAATTTAGTCCAAAAGGGTTGTACACTTATCCAGTAGACTGAAGGTGTCACATTTAATAATTTTTTTACATTTGTTGTTGGTAAATCATAAAGTTCTTCAAAGTCTACCGCCATTAACCATTTAGCCTTTTTACCTTTTTTGTAGCCTTCTTTAACTAGCCGAATATAAACTAGTATTGGTGAATACTTTATTTTTTTCCAAATAGTATTTTGTGGCATTTTCTTTTTTCCAAAAGTATTTCTTAATGCCATAAACAAAGATGAAAACAAAATAGCAAAGTATGACCAACGCCACTCTTTAGCTAAATTAAAAGATAACACCATAACTTCACCAACAGGAGAGGTATCATAATCATTTAAAAAATGTATGACATCATGTTGAAATGTTGTGTGTTCAAAAAACTTAGCATCCAATTTATTTTTTGGAATCATAGTTTCTAAGCTAACTTTAAATAAATCTAAGTTATCTTCTTCAAACCATTTTTGTAAATCATAACCAAAAGTATTTTCTTTAAAAGTATTTGCTTTAAGATTTTCTAAGTATGATTTTCCTGTATAAACTTTGTACGCAACTGGGTATTGTTGCCAGTTCATTTGTATTTTTTTACTTTTTGTTTTATCTAACTCATGGATAAACCCAAAAACCTCTTTTAAATCAGGGTTAGTGTCGTTAGAGCCTTTGTAATATTTGTAAGTTAATTTTAAAAATTTTATTAACGACATATAACAATAGCTTTACAAATTTTATCACTAATGTTTTTTATGCTATACTCATTGTCCTTAGTTAATTTTTTAATATCATATTGATTAAATGTATGTGTATTATCTTCAATTGTAACTTCACAAGTATCGCAAGTTAATAGATATGTTATAGCATCTTCTTTGGTATAAGTTACCGTTTCATTAGGTGGTATATCTATGTTTTTCATTTTCCACCCATATTCTTTTGTAATAGTGCATAAAACAACTGTATCTGCTTCTATACTTTCTATTTTAGCAACACTTGAAGCAAGTTCATATTCAAAACTTCTATTTGACCATTCAGCAACATCACCATTATAAACTCCGACATAGCTATAACTGTTGTCTGCAACTGTATGTACTACACTATCTTCTTCTGAATATAGTTTGTTAATTTCTAAAATCTTATCTACATCTTGTTGGCTAATATTTTCATCATTTTGCCACTCATAAGAAACTTTAATTTTGCCATTAAGTAAAATATAATTGTTTAAATTTTTTTGTATTTTGTAATTATCTAAATAAGTAAGTTTATTAAAATGTGGTTGCTCATCTAATTTATGACGCATTACTAAATCACTAACATTTCCTTTTAAAAAAGATAATTGAAAATTGTCATCAACATTAAGGTATTTAAAACCTTTCATTGTAAATTTCATTTATATTTCTTCCGTTGCTGTTGGGGGTAAATGTGAATAAGGTAATAAAGGGTTATCAGTATTTGTATCAGTCATGTTGGTTTCCTTATGTATATAATTTTAAAGTAACAGTTCCGCTAGTAGGTAAATTATTAGTACCTGATACTTGCCATTCTGTTTTATTATTACCACTATCGTAAGTACCAGTTTGTCCTGAATTAAAAGTTATATAAGTGGTGTTTCCGTTAGAGCTTCTTATTGTGTTGTAACCAGTTAAATTTGGTAAATCGCTACTTGCATGATTACCAATTAATCCAAATTTACCAAGACCAGAAAGTATACTATCTTGTGTAGTTTGACATTGATACACAGTAAATCTAGTTCCGTTCCCACTAGCTATAGGAAAATTATTATCTGATGCAATGCTACCAAAAGACTGTAAATTACCACTTGCATCATTAGCAAAACCAGCCCCTTGATGTGTCGGATTATTCTTTGCACCTGACGGTGTAAAAGAAGATGCATTAATATCAAAAGTATCAGTTTGAGAACTAGCACCATACCATTCATTAAATGCCATAGTAGCACCACTACTTTTACTAATAAGTCCTCTAATATCTGAATCATTTAAAGATACTGTTGAGCCACTACTTCCACCTACTTCAACATGCATTTGGTTTAGTGAAATAGCTCCGCTACTAGGTAGAGCCATTATTTACACTCACATTCTTTTTTGCATTTTAAGTCTGCAACTTCAGCTTTTAATTCTTTGATTGCTTCAATGAGATAACCAACAGTATTACCATAAGCAACTGACTTGTATTCTCCGTCTTGTACTAACTCAGGAGCTACTTGTTCCATTTCTTGTGCGATTACACCACTATTAGCTACACCGTCTTTAGTAAATGTAACACCTCGCATTTGTGATACTTTGTCTAACGCATTGTCGATTGTTTTAATGTTATCTTTTAATCTTTCATCTGAGTACGCTGTGACGTTGCCCAAAGATACAATGCTATTATTAACTTGTAAACTTCCTGAAACAGTAGCATCAGCAGCAAAAGTTGCATTACCATTATCAGCCGAATGAAAAGTAAGAAAAGTTTTTGTAGTACCACCGTCATTACCTCTAATTATTATATTACCGTCTGATACTGCGGATTGAATATAAAAATTATTTCCACTAGAAGTGAATCTGCCTATTTCAGTACCACCAACTTTATGAACAATTCCATCACCAACGACATTACCTGAAGATGTAGTTGTACCTGTTACACTTACACCACTTGAAGTTGTTTCGAATTTTTTTGATCCATCATGGTATAAATTAACGGCTCCATCTAAATTAAAATCAGCATAACTTTCCGCACCAGTTAAACTACGTAAAAGAATTTGGTTATCACCTTCTATAATTAAATTACCTACACCTACATCACGAATAAGTGAATTAGAACCATCGTGTTTAATTTGAAAATCATCACCTGTTCCTGCATAAAAAGCTACGTTGTCGTTAATTTTTAAAGTGCCAGTCATCGTGCCACCAGTTTTAGGCAAGGCAGCTCCAGCAGTAGTCGTGGTAGAAGTTAAGACAGCGTCTCTTGCTGCAATATCAACTCCGTCTACTGTTCCTGTAACTGTAATTCCACCTGTTACATCTACTCCAGCATTAGAAGTTTCTAAACGATTATTATTGTCATATTTTAATAGTACAGAACCACCTAATGTATACTTAAGTCCTTCGTGTCCGTCAGATATTCTGTTTAATGTAATTTTAGTACCATTAGACCTAATTCCGAAATCACCTG